TTAATTTTCTAGCGGGTTTAGTTCAACGGCCTGTATTAAGTGCTCTGGTGCGAAGTGAGCATAAGCCATAGTTTGGTCTATCTTCTTGTGACCTAAAATACGTTGCAGTACCAGAATGTCGCCACCATTCATCATAAAGTGGCTAGCAAAGGTATGTCGAAAAACGTGAGTGGCTTGTCCTTCCGGTACATGGTTTGGTAATGCTCGTCTTACACATTTCCAAGCGGAGTGGTAAGCAACATCGAATATGGCATGCCCACTTTCTGAACTCCCTAATATCTCTTCATATAAATCAGGAGAAATAGGAACTGATCGATTCTTCTTACCTTTCGTCTCAGTGTAGGTCAGTTTGTACCTTGTTACTTGAGAACGTTTAAGGGAAAGAGCTTCCCCTATACGGCACCCAGTAGCCAAACAGATTTTAGCAGCGGTGTAAATTTGCTTTGCTGAAGGGCTAGCATCAGCGGCTATAGCTCTAAGAACGGCAGGTATTTGTTCTTTTGTTAAGTAGCTCAGTTCTTTCTCGGTACTTTTGACAAGCTCAATATCCACTAAAGGGTTCGGCAGCTTCCATAAGTCATACCTTATTAGCCGACTGAACATAGCGCGTAAGGTTTTTAGCTCAATGTTATGCGTAGCGGCAGAGATAGTAATGTTTGGACGGCTAGGATGATGACTAACTCGATTGGCGCGATAGGCTAAATAGTCTTTTTTCGTGAATAGTCGCGCTAAGGGGTTATTGAGCATTGCGATCGTTTTAGCCATAACATCATATGAGTTCTGACCCGTTTTTACCGTGTGGCCATGAACCTCCCACCAGGCATCGAGCAAATCTTTTAGCCTACGGTTATCTGCTTTTTCCCCTAACCATGGCTTGTCGTCGATCTCATTCATAGTGAAGCGTTCAAAAGCCGCAGCTTCGCCCTTAGTCGCAAAGCGCTTTCGAATACGTTTACCATCGCGGCCGTTTGGGTAGCATTCGCATATCCATGGTTTGTTAGAGCCGTCTTTTAAATTGCGGATAGACATAATAAAGCTTAAAATAACTGTATGTCCATACAGTGTAAATCGGGCTGAAACGTAGAACAATGTTTTAAATTGAGATTAAGGCACATGTTTACTTTTTCAGATTCTGGTTTTAGAAAAGGCTAATTAGGTTCGCTATGTTTCAATCAATTCAGGTTAGCTCTGGCCATAGCATGTTCAGAATGAACAGTGATGGGCCGCTAGGGATGAACCCAAAAAATGATGGGTCGGTGGATGCGCTTCTAAAGCGAGGAAATCGATTTACCGCACCGTTCGGTGGCTTTATTGAGGCTAAAAATATTATCGGTTTGAAGAAAGTGAAGCTCGTCGATATTAAGTATTTATGCACAGATGAAGAAGCTGACGTGATTGAATACGTGATACAAAAAGATCACTATGTAGTAGGAACATGCAGAGAGAACAAGCTCTATATCTTGTTGTTTGAAGGGAAACCAAAACACCATCAGATGAAAGGCTTAGACCTAGATGGCAAGAACAATGTATTTGGTCTATTTTGATTGAATAAACGCCTTAACGACCAACAATTCTGCATGTGTGCAATTACCAGAAGCGTATAACCAAAATATATTGCCACCAGGGTTAAGCCTGGTATGATTGCCAGGCTTTTTATTAATAGTTGTGGTAGTCATGGAAACAGGTGAAGTTCTTGTAATCGACCTATTCGCGGGGCCTGGTGGGCTTGGTGAAGGGGTGTCGTCAGTTGTTACTGAAAACGGTAATACACCGTTTCAAATTGGTGTATCTGTCGAAAAAGAACCATCTGCGCACAAGACGCTTACCACAAGAGCTTTCTACAGAAAAATCAAAAATACTGAAGATGGCTTATCTAGCTATAACGATTACCTAAACGGTGATCTAACTCGTGAACAGATTTTTGAACGCTTCCCTCTGCAAGCAGAAGAAGCTCAACAAGAAACTTTGTTTCGTCCTCATGCATTAGGGGATGATAATGACGATATCCATCGACGTATTAGAGAGTTAGTAGCCGCCCATGGTGACCGACCTAAAGTTGTTATTGGTGGGCCGCCTTGTCAGGCATATTCACTTGCAGGTCGTTCACGTAATGCTGGTATAGAAGGTTATAGTGCCGAACAAGATCACCGAAACTTCTTATACAAAGAGTACTTAAAAGTACTCTCTATTGCTCAGCCTGACGTTTTTGTTATGGAAAACGTTCGAGGCATCTTATCTGCTAAAGTGGATGGGAAGGTGATGTTCCCTAACATATTGAGAGACTTACGCGCTCCCGGTCGCATCACTAGAATCGCAACACCTCGGTATAAAGTATTTTCTTTAGTTGTAGATACAGAGAACGTAAATAACCCGACGTATGAAAACCCTATAGATTTTCTGATAAAAGCTGAGAACTATGGAGTTCCTCAAGCTCGCCACCGTGTAATCTTATTGGGTGTTCGCGCAGACGTACAAGGTATCCCTGGAACTTTAGTTCGAAGAGAAGAGCAAACAACAGTTGAACAGGTTTTAGCTGATTTACCTAAATTAAGAAGTGGTTTTTCTAAGCGTAAAGATGAAGTGAAAGAGTGGGAAAAAGCGGTTTCACAGAACGGAACTCAAGTTAAGAAGTTACTTAAACAACAATTTAAGAACGTAAAAGAGCTAGATCTTAAGCCCTTTAAAAAGCTTCAGAGAAGTGCGACTCATCCAGTTAACCACCCAGAACAAATGCCAAACCATTTGGTTCAATGGTATCGGCATAATGCACCAATGTGTGTGCTAAACCATGAAACTCGCGGGCATATGGAAAGTGATTTGCTGCGCTATGCGTTCAGTGCTGCCTATACGCAACTGAGTGGTGGAACGTCACCCAAGGCGAGGGACTTTCCTGAAGCTCTCGCTCCTAAGCACGAAAACTGGAAATCGGGCGCTCATGCAGATCGTTTTAGAACTCAAGCTGCGAATAAGTGTTCTACTACCGTTACCAGCCATATTTCAAAAGATGGCCACTACTTTATTCATTATGACCCAAAGCAATGCCGAAGCTTAACTGTGCGTGAAGCAGCTCGTTTACAAACGTTTCCAGATAACTACAAATTTGAAGGGAATAGAACGCAGCAGTACGTGCAGGTAGGAAATGCTGTGCCACCATATTTGGCTAAACAAATAGGGCAACTTGTGATGGACTTGCTTGAACCTTAATTCCTTTCGCTAGTAAACTGTAATTTCTATAAAAATTACAGTTGGCTACAGAAATATGTCAGATTCCTTAGTTTTAAAATTTGACCCAAATACCATAGAGCATTTGGGTGTTTCCCTCTATTCCAAACTTCCTAGTGTTTTATCAGAGCTACTAAGCAACTCTTGGGATGCCGATGCTGATACAGTCACAATAGACTTTATTGAAAATGGTGACGAGAAAGAAATTATCTATATTGATGATGGTGAGGGGATGACTTTTGATGAGTTAAATCATAAATATTTAGTTATAGGTCGAAATCGTCGTCGAGACACCGCACGTCAAACAAGTTTAAAAGGTCGTCCGGTAATAGGTAAAAAAGGATTGGGTAAACTTTCTGTTTTTGGTATCTGTGATGAGATTGAGGTTGTATCAATCAAGAATGGTTTAAAGAATCATTTTATTATGAACCTTCAAGAAATCAAAGATAGTCGTGGAAATGAGTATTCCCCTGAGCTTCTTTCATTTAATGAGGAAACCTCAATACCGCCAGGTACTGTAATCAGATTAAAGCAAATTCGACGTAAAAGCGGTTTCAATCTGGACGATATCGCTCTCAGCCTTTCTAAAAAGTTCATCATATTTACTGAAATGGACACCCGTATTACCAAGAATGGTAAAAGTGATTCAGAGGTTCATATTACTAATGAATTGAAATTTCAGACTCTCAACACCGAATTTTCATGGTCTTTCCCGAATGAAAAATATGATGATAACTATGCTCACTGGAAGCAGATGAAAGGTTCAGTCATTACTCTAAAAACGCCTGTCAAAGACACCGAGATGAGAGGTATATACCTTACTTCTAGAGGTAAAATTGTAAACGTAGCAAGTTTTTACGGGGCTCGTGATAATGATCAATTTCACAACTATGTAACTGGTTATTTAGAAGTCGATTTTATTGATGATTTTGATGATGATGTTATTTCGACAGATCGCCACTCCTTGAACTGGGAGCATGAAGAAACACGAGATTTACAAGCTTACCTTCAGGAGATTGTTCGTGTCATCGGTAGCGAATGGCGTAAAAAAAGGGCTGCTGTAAAATTAGCAGTTGTTGAAGAAGAGCATAAAATTGGTGTCGAAGAATGGAAGAGCAAACTGCCAACATTCGAAAAAGACCTAGGCGAAAAAATCATTAACCCTATTCTGGAAAACTCTAATATTGATGTTGATGAATCGGCTGAATTGATTGGTAACGTAATGGGCAAGTTTGATAACCAAGCGTATAAAGAGTACGCATCAAAGATTGCTGATCTCTCTGAAACGGGGGAGGATATACCAAAGCTTTTAAGGTTGATGGACGATTGGAAAGCTATTGAATCTAAGCAATATCGCGACTTGGCGACTTCACGAGTTGAAGTAATTAAGCAATTTGAAAACTATATAAATACAAATACTAAAGAAGTTCCTACATTACACAACTTCCTAAAAAAATTCTCATGGTTACTCGATCCTAGAATATTAGAATTTAGAGATGAAGTTACATATTCAACGTTGTTAGAAGAAGCGTACCCTGATGAAGAGTTAGATGAGAAAGATCGTAGAATCGATTTTCTCTGTAGTAATGCATTAGGTGAGATTCTTTATGTTATTGAAATTAAGCGAAGTACATATAAAGTCGATGCTAAAGCATTGGAGCAAGCTTATGATTATGCATCATTCTTGGAAGAGCGTTACGCATCTGAAACAGGGTTTTCTAGAGTTGTTTGTTATGTAGTGGGTGGCAGTAAATCTGAAGACCGACGTTTTAGGTCAAAAGAGAAAACTTACGCCGAAACTGGGGAGGTTTTTGTTAAAACTTACCGTGAGTTATTAGAGCAATCTAAGGAATACCATAAAGAGTTCATTGAAGCTTATGATGAACATAATTCCTGAATTTCGTTAATTATCTAAATAAGTACGATGCTAACCACCTACCTACGTAGGTGGTTTTTTTTCGGTATAACGGTTATTGGTGTGCAGTTAACCTTCTTGAGTTTCTAGGTACTCGTCAGCTAGTTCCACTAGATTTAGGTTGGCATAACGATTTTGCGCACGGACTGGGTAAGTTGAGTAGACGTAATCAATGAAGTCGTTGAAATACATATTCTTCGTTTTCTTTATGACTAAATCTAATATCTGTTTTGTTCTGTTACTAAGTCGATTAATTTCTTCATTGGAACCATGATATGAGATAACCCACTTGTCCGAGCCATACATTGTTTGGGTATGGTTTACGCTGAAATCTTTATGACGGTTAACACTGTCGACAACATCATCAACATATGGCCCGTAGTGATTGAAAACCCATCTTATGTCTGTAAGCGTTTCAGCGTCAGATAACGAACTGAACCAGTCTGCGAGATAAACTAGCTTTGTTAGTCGTGCTTTTGAAAGCTCGGCTCCATGTGGGTAGTTAGTACATAAATAAGCAACTATTAGTTGTATTTGATTCATTTCTGTCTACCTCCTAATTCTTGAAGCGCATCAAGCTCTGCATTTGAGTTCTCATGTCGCTTTGCCGAAAGGTCAAACTCAAGGCCATGTCGAACAAACTGACATAGGTGACTCCAGTAGTTCTTATTGTAGTCTTTAATACGTGCTATCAACTGTTCTTCAACTAAGTCTTCGGGGTTGTCACTTTCATAAAGGATAATACCAATCACTGAATCTGCTTCTCTAATGGCTTGGCCGAAATAACGGCAGCTTTTCATGTTAAAATTATCTAACTGTTCGGCAGCATATTTATACGTATCGATCATGTATTTCTTATGTTCATCTGGACAACTTTTATGATCTGGCACGTCTTTTTCATGACATATGAGTCGCTTATACACCTGACTTATAACCCCTTTGTTTCTAGGGAATTTTTGGTTATGTATATTCCCTATGTCCCCATTAGGGGAAAAACGAGCAAGGATGTAAAAAGCATCATTGTAATAGTAGTAGATTGAAACTCTAGCATTAGTGTTTATACCTAGAAGCTGGGTGAACGCCCCATTCAACCACGTAGTCACAAGTTGAGCATGTTTAGCTTGCATCTTACCGTTAAGTGTTGCGTTTTCAACTTCGGACGCTTCAACGACTGATTTTAAATTATTATTTTCTGTAATCAATGCTCTATTGTTACGTTTAAGCTGATCACTAGTTGTTTGGAGGTTTTCGTAGTCTTTACTCGTACCAGAAAGGCCGAGAGCTAGTAGTACAATAGCATAGAAAAAGTGCATGTAAGGGTGGCAAATTAATACCCAAATCACTTCCATCATGGACATCATACCCTCAGCCTGAACTGTGTCAGCCCAAGCCCACTCCTTACCGACCTCTTTTGTTATAAAGTTAGGTGCCCCACTAGCAAATCCGCCAGCATAGGTAAAAGAAGCTGTACCTAAGACAGTCAAAAGCATATACCAACTTCTTTCAATCTTTTCACTAAAGCTCTGAAAATACTTGATTTTTGTTGAGTAACCAAAACGGAGTTCGTGCTGAGTATTACTTTCTTGAACCACTTACACCTTCTCCAACACTACAGCTACACGCCCAACAACTTTGATGTCTTCTTCAGATACTTCCATGGTGCTGTCACCAAATGCGACTGCTAGCTTTTTACCAGGCAACCGTTGAATTTGGTTGATTGATAGGTGACCGTCGATATCAATTAGATATTTTCCAGAAACAGCATCTACGATGTCTTGGTTTACAAGATAAATCCCATCATTCGTTTCTACTTCAATTACATCAGAATCAGCCAAGTCATATTTGTTAATGCGTCTGAGAGCGTATGGGATTTCACCAGTATTGATTAGCTTCCCATCAGAAAGGCAAACAGAGGGTAAAATTACGGAATCAGTTTGCTTGTTGCGTTCTCGAGTTGCTCTTGCTGATAAAGCATTTTGAGGGTTAGCAATATTAGTCGTTCCATGTGCGACCTTAGATAACTCACTGTCAGGAAGTGCTAGCTCTTCAACAGGTATACCCAAGGCTAAGTGAGCACGAACAATTAGTTCATGCGAAGTTCGATCATGAGTATTCCAAGTGCTAAATGTGGTTTTGGGGACGCCATATACCGATGCCATCTCGACAAAATTCTTGCAGCCAGTCAAATGTTTGAGATTTTCTGTAAACTCAGAACCTTTCAGATAGTCAAAAGGCGGGATTTTTTTAATTTTCATAATCTGAACTCAAATTAGCACTGTTGATTGTTATTTTTTATTGAAAGTACGTAAATAACGATCTATTATCTTTCTCGTACTCAGGTTCACCCGCCGACCAAAGCCAAATGAACCTGAATGTGTTTGAACTAACGAGCAGGATACCATTATGTCAACAATCAGCCCAGCCATACCCGCCCCATTCGTGACTTACGAAGAGTACTCCCGCGTCTCCGGTTTACCCGTAGGAACCATCAAAGACTATGTTGCACAAGGAAAAATCCTTGTGAAGAAGAAAGACAAAACTAAAGGTCGAGCGTTTGTAAACATGGTTGCCATGCATGAACTCGCGGCTCGTGAAGCGAAAGAGCTGCTTGGCTAAAACTTGTGTTCTTCCTTCTTGATAACTGCCCAAACACCCAAATCTGTTTACCTTTTGGCTATTGATTAAGTTGTCATTTGTATATCCCTTTCTTATAGAGATTGTTAAACATGGATGAACATATCGCTATGTGCGTATTACGTGAGCGCAAACAAAAGGCATTTGACGAAGTATGTCATGCGTTTCGAGCCACTGAGAATATGACAGAGATTGCCAAGCAAGCGGGGATGAGCCCAACCATGCTGCGCAATAAGTTAAACCCAGAGCAACCGCATGTACTTAGCCCTGTTGAGCTTTTGCTAATCACAAAAGCGAGTGGCAACCACACGTTAGTTAACAGCCTTTTGCTTGACCTCGGCGTGGTGACTGTGGGGTTTGATATGGAAGGAAACGAAGAACAAACGTTAGCCGCAAGAGCCCTAGCCAATTCTATTTATTCGGGTGACCTAGCCCAACAAGCACTAGACCTTGGCGGCACAACGCGTTTAACCCGAACGCATAAACAAAATCTTATCAAAACAGCACAAAGTGGAATTTCAAACCTTGTGCATTTAATTACCGACCTTGAAAACCGCACAACTGGCGTAACCCCGTTCTTGAGTATGGGTGTCGACTTTATCGCCAACGGTGCACCAATCCCAGGCTTAAGTTAGAGGGCATTTTATGCAAACCAACCAATCAATCGTTATCCAAGTTAACACGTTAGATGAAGCGCTAAATCTTGAAAATACAGCCGCACGGAATATTAGCAAATACTTGCAAAACCCAATTGAGGGGCAAGAGAACTTACAAAGTGCGCTTATTCGTATGTGGCGTGATGTTCACAAACAGGCAGGTGAGGTAATCGACAACCTGAAAGTCAGCGAGAAGGGGGCTGTATGAAAAGGTTGCTCAAAAAAGTCTCTGTAGATGAAGACACGGTGCTTATCTATGAAGGTGGTTTTGTTGATGGTGTTAAAGCTGCCGAAGCTTATTTCGAAGGGCTTCAAGGTTGGGGTGTTTCTATGTATTTCCCTTTGTTCAAATTGGAAGACTTTGAACAGAACCAAACTCAGGTTCGTGCGTTTCTTCATCTCGCCAAAGAGAAACTCGGGATGGAGGTAAAGCCATGCACTATGTAGCGGTTGCATTGAACAGCGGTGGCGGCGTGGTTCGTGATGATGAAACTAGCGAAGTTAAGAATATTCTTATCGGTGAGTTTGATTCACCAGAGCCAGCAATCGAAGCAGCTTGTGAACATTTCAACTGTCAGCACGTTATGAACGGCGTGATCATCAGAGGTAATCACACTGGCGGCCACATGATTATGGACACACAGGAGTTTAGCGAATTATGAGTGACGTTACTTTTAGACCTGCAAAATCAACGGCTGACTTGCCTATCACTTCTCCAATACATAAGCCCTGCCCTGATATGGCGGGAATGGAGAATCCAGATCCAAAGAAACGAGAGCGAGCGCGCTTTTTAGTGTCGAAGTTGCGCGAAAAACACGGCATTAAAAAGCGTGTTAAGGGCAACTCTCAGCCAATGAATTATGTGTGTAGTGAAAAAGGGTGTGTTGATCCTTGGGGCTCGGTAAGTAATGCGAATCCAGGGGATGTGAAGCAATAA